ACCTGTCTGCTTACACTGCCGAGAAGATAGATATTATGCCCTACTTATTGGTGAAGATAAAGACCCTAGATGGCCTATGATTATAATTATAGATTAATGTGTTTCTACATCAAATACATTTGGCATATCAGTAGGTCTCCAATAATCACCATCTTCATCAACAAACGCAGCGTCTAAATCTAAAATTCCATCATCAATAAATCCAAACGGAGCCATATCAGCTTCTATATTTTCCTTTTGACTTTCAAATAACCTCTTACGGATATCCTCATCTGTCATTTCTTTAAAGTATTGTTGATCTGTTAACCAAGCAAAGAATACTAGACACATCACCAAATCATCTGATGCACCTTCTTCAGCCTCAAAAGATTGTCCTTTTTGTATGAAATTAGACAACTCTACTATAACATCAAAATCATGTATCTCTAACTTATCACCTTCTATCAACTGTTTAAGATTAGAACAACCTATACGTTTGAGTGATTTAGTTGTTCTTATACCTAAATCGGTTGCAGAATCTCCAAAGCCACCACCAACAACTTGACCTAAACGTCCTCTCAATTGAGTCATTATAATATTTTCATAGGCCATATCATAATGTAAAGCGTCTGCAACTTGACCACCTATATCATTTATCTCCACCAATAGATGTGCATTATTATAATTACGAGCAACCTTATGTATAATCTCAGGAAATATAAGAGGTTTAATTTCATTACTACGATATTTAGCAACTAATTTGTATGGTAGAGTTGTAATATCAAGTACCACAAATGCGGAATAATCTTTTGATCCGCCCCTTGCAACATCTACAGACACACAATAATCGTGTTCCTTTTCGGGCCTCTCAAATATATCTAACCCTGCATTTTTCTCTATAGGTTCCCAATAAGGCATTTCTTGTAATTTAAGAACCGATATGAGAGTATCAATTGAACCCAAGAATGAACACTCAAACTCCTGTTGAAACTGTCGTTCCGATGTATTTGCTATCGTAGATTCTTTCCACTTTTCATCTCGGCCTGGTACTTCTGACCAGTGTACCTCTATAGGTATGAACTCACTTTTTTCATTTACAGCATCCATCCACATTCTATAGTACATATTCATCCCATGTGGTGTAGACACAATCATCACTTTAGATGATTTACCTGATGTGATTGTAGGATATACAGAAGCAAAAAACTGTTCTGCTATATGTGATGGGATAAAAGCAAACTCATCAAGGAAGATGATGTTGAATGTCATACCACGAATAGCAGATGCCGACGTTGACGCCGCTATAATTCTAGAACCATTCTCCAGTTCAAGTGAACCTTTGTTCCAGTTCAGAACTCCCATCTGCATCCATGATGGTAGATTCTCATATGCAAGTTGGAATCTAGCCAACAAATCCCTAGCTGTTGAAGCTTTATTAGCTAGAATAGCTACATTTGTTGATTCATTAAAGATAGCAAAGTGTATCAAATAACCAATGATAGTAGTAGACTTACCAGACTGTCTAGGTAGTTTACATATCGTAAAACGATTATTATGGAACGTACCTATAATTTCTTTTTGAAATGGATATAATTTAAATGGAATAAGACCTTCGTCCAAACTGATAATCTTTACATATTCTTCTATGAAATAGATTGGATCTTTAGAACACCTAATAAACTCAGCTAATTCCTTTTCTCCATATTCGGATTGAGTTAATGCTGATTTAAGATTAGGATTTCCTTTATAAATTTCAACCATCAGATTTATCTTTTAGGAGAGCTTGAAGTTCTTTAGTTGAACCAACAAATAAGGCATTAGTAACACTTTTCGGACCTGTATCTGGAACCTCTTTTAATCTTTGCATCTTCTCTTGTAAGTCTGCTAGTCTTTCTGTCACTTCCGATACAGTCTTAATCAATTGACCTGCAACTTCATAGGTCCTAGGGTGCTCTTGTTCTTTTGCTAAGTCTAAGATACCTGTAATAGCATCCTGACCACGTTCAATAAGGTTATAAAAATTTTCTCTACTATATCTATAGTCTACGTCAGTATCCACTTCCCGCTCAGTGGCAGTCATTACAGCCGTCGCTGGCCGTGCAGCCAGGGGCTTAGGATCTAATACCTCTCTTTTTATGTTTTTTGCTACTCCAAGAGCGTCACTAATCGCATCATCTACATTATTCATAATCAAGTCCATTCACTTATAGTTTCATTAAATCCAAAATCATCCGCATCTGGTGACGATGGCGGCCTAGTTGCTTCAACGACAATTCGGTGGTGTCGTGAAGGTGTTTCTGCTGGCAAATCTGGATATATATCCACTTGCGCTTTTGTAATCTGTTCTTGTGTACTAACTGGACCATAAACATACGTTTTAGCACTAAAACTCAAAGTATAAATTATAGCCCTACGTTCTGTAAAATCACCAGCATAAGTATCTTCATAATTAATATCATTTAAAATTATTGGAACATCTCTAACGATAGACATTTCAGGAATTTCTTTGATAGTTACAGTATATTCTGGCTGAAAGTATGGTAGTATCTGTTCAACAATTTGAATACCATCATCACTATTCTTAGCCATAACAAACAATTCAAAGTTTACATTATAAGGAACAGGAGTATACTGAGTAGTCATAGACTTTAGTTTTTTAACAGTATCTTCTTTAACCCTTTTATGTTTAATAATTCTATTTAATTTTCTCGCAGGATCATATGTAAATCCTTGAATCTCAAATCCTATACGAGGAAGAGTAATAGCTATAGATTGTGTCCCAGCTGGGTCTTGTTCTAATCTAGTGATAAATTTTTGTTTCGGGCCATACGCTAAAGGCACTTTCAAAGATTGTGTCTTTGTTCCTGATTTACTTTTTCTAAATATACTTATGTTGTTAAATAATGAACCAAAAGCTATAATAGTTTTTCTAAACGATTCATTATAAAAATGTTCTCCGAGCATTACATACCCTCCGTAGGTTCACCAAAAGGATTCTTCTCACTAAAATCAATTATTCCGTCTATAGATTCGGTCCCTATAGCTTCATCTTCAAAGAAATCATTATCCGCTTGTGGCATTTGTTCTTCAATGTTAAAGTTCTCTAATATTATATAGTATTCATCACCTTCATCATCTTCATAAAGGATAGAATCAACACCAACCTCATCTTCACAGATTATATTATCACTATCTGTTTCATCTATTATCAATCCGGTAGTAGTTAAATCTGTTCCTGCTTCCAAGCGAATTGCCTCATTATATGTAAAGGGACTTTCACCAATAAGATTCCAATTTCTAGGATCAAGGGTATGTTCTTCTTCAATATTATCAATTTCAGGAATTCCAGTATTAATTTCTTGACTTGAATATTCATAAGTTCTACAATATAATTTATATACAGGAAGATTATCTATCTGATAAAATGGATCATCATGGTCTACAAAACTTATTATAAATAATTTTTTTACTGTTGGATGCCATATTAAATCTCCTTCATTAGGTCGACCAGTTCCCAGTATATCAGATAGATACTCTGTATCTGTTAGAGCTGTTGATGATCCTGTGCCTGAAGCTGCAATTAAAATATCTTCCCAACGCCTACGAGATACTACAAAGGTTGTTTCATCTCTAACTTCTAAACCGAACCTTGTAATAATTTCCTTTTCACCCTGATATCCTTCTGGAGTTTCCATCCACATTTCCATAGGATAAGCATTTTCATATTTACTGAGAGTATCCTCTCCTAGGAGATCATCTTCGTTTACGAGGGTTCTAGGGAGATAGTAGCAGTCGTGCCCAAAAATCCCCAAAGCTTCTATGACTAAATCTTCGTAAAGCAGCTGTTCGTTAGTCGTCCCTTTAGTGAAGTAAAGATTAGTTGGCACGATTAATTATCCAATGTCGAAATGGAGTGGCTCTTCCCACGTTGTTTTCGATTCTTCTTCTAACTTTATAATTGTGTCCTTAGCATCATTATATATTGTTTCACCATTCATAGTAACTCCACCCAACATAGTTACACCTTGAAACTTGATAAGATTCTCTCCCCACTGTTTCTTTATAAGAGCTGTTGAATATCTTTTTAACCACAAATTGTCATATACATCAGTCCAGGTTGTAGGATCTAATTTTCGATAACATTCTATAATAATATGCTCTCCTATCTGAACATCATCACCCCAATCCATATTAATATAAAGCCTATTCTTATGAGTATTAAACTGTAAAGGCTTTTCTCCTATTAAAATCATATCTAAATAATCTAAATGCCACATGGTCATTTGATAATGAATAACTGATTCAGATGAAAAATCATACAGGTCATTCAATCTTAACTGATAACGAACATCAAACATATTAAGATTGCCTCTATCACTAAACGGCAGAACTCTCAATACACTTTGAACCGCATCAGGCATTACTAAAAATCCTTTCCCTGTTTTCCAATCTGTTGTTATTCCACTATCTTTTATATCTGTGGCCGTTTCAGATTCATCAGTGCCAGACCTAGTAACATCAGCTTCTGTAATTAAGTGTTTAAGATAACAACGCTCCATACCACTATACTGAAAAGTATAAAAGAATTGGAGCGCTTCATCAACTCTATCATCAACTTGATCATCATCAACGTTGATTTCTAAAACAGGCGCTCCTAATTTTCGTAAGCACCAATCCTTTAATGTAGATTTAGAATTTGGTATAGCCATTAATATGTTCCGCCATCTATTACATTAGTCCAATCTGGAGTCCCAGAGTTTGAATATAAAAAGTAACCATCCGTTCCAGCTGCTGTTGCCTGTATATCCGTACCACTGTTACCATAAAGAATGCCATTAGCTGTTAATGAAGTGACTCCAGTACCACCCTCTGTCATCGGCAAAGTACCTGTTACCTTTGTAGTTAAGTCTATACTACCTGCAAGTTGAGCATTTGATACACCTAAACTCTTAATGGTAACATCACCAGCAGCTACACTGAAATCAGCAGTATTAAATTTAGCAATACCTTTATTGGTTAAACTAGCATCTTCGCCGGATACTGTTAATGTTCCAGCAGCATCATCATAAATGTGATTGATACCTTCGCCTGACTGGAAGAGATTGTTACCAACTTCATCATCAATCGCTTCATTACTAGCATAAATGTTTGTAGTGCCCTGAGCAATATCATCAGAGTTTAGAGATAATGTACCACCCAATGCAAGAGTATAACCTTGAAGTGTAACTGAATTATTATCTAACTGTGTATTGGAAACGCCGCCTGATTTAATACTAACAGCACCTGTAGTAACATCGAAATCAGTATTAGCAAATGATGCTATACCTTTATTACTATCTGTAGCATCTTCAGCTGCAATTGTAAATGTGTTAGCAGAATCATTGTATGTTGTAGTGATACCCTCACCGTCTTGTACTAAAGAATCAATGCGGTCATCAACACGCTCATCAGTATAAAATAGGTTTGTACCTTCAGCAAAATCATCTGTATCTAGGGTTAATGTACTGCCCAAGGACAATGAATTGCTGTTTATTGTTACTGAACTATTAGTTAGTTTAGCATTTGCAATTGATCCTGTAAGCATCGAATTGGTTACACCCAAAGCCTTAACTTGCAATGTATCAGCTGAAACTTCGATAGATGAATTGTCTACTGCAACATCTAATGTGTTGCCTGATTTGGTTAATGCCTCTCCAGCAATTACTTGACCTGCACCTGAGAACTGTGATACTGGTAAATTTGTCGTGCCGATTGTCGGCACACCATTATGTGTAAATGTATATCCATTGTCTTTACCTATAGTACCTTCTTCAACAAATACGAATGTGCCACCATCTAGTTCTTGTGATGGATCACCATCTGCATCTGTAGCTCTAGTCAATACCCAATTCGCAGCACCACTACCAACTGTTGTTACTGTATAGATACCATTCTCAGTCTGTGCAGTTTGATCTTTAACTAGTACTCTATCATTAAGAGATGCAGCAACACCATCTACTGTAAATGCGGCCTGAGTACCATTGTTAGTTAATGTGGCACCAACACCCAATGTACCGTTAGCATATGTGCCAGACAAGTCAGCCGTTGTGGCCATTCTAACCGAATCTTTAATATCAAGACCACTCTTTACGGCATCAACATATTGTTTGGTAACAGCATCTGTTGTTTGAGTTGGATCTGCAAGATTAATAATTCTTGCACTATTAACATCAACTGATCCAGTTCCATCAGGATCTAGAAGTATATCTCCATCAGTATCAGTAGAACTAATTGTATTACCATCTAACGTTAGATTATCAACATCTAAAGAAGTAACACCATTCAGATCGGTAATTGTATCACCCAAATTAATAGTATCACTACCCAACACTATAGTAGAGTTGCTTAGTTTAGCATTATCAATAGAACCAGCAAGTTGTGCATTAGATACTCCAAGAGCCTTAATACCAACAGCGCCAGTAGTTACTGTAAAATCCGTACTGGCAAATGAAGCTACACCCTTATTAGAGTCTGTAGCGTCCTCTGCATCAATCGTAAATGTACCAGCACTATCGTTATAAGTTGTGGTGATACCTTCACCATCAACAACTAGGTTACTTACACGGTCATCAACACGTTCATCTGTATACCATATATTGGTTGAACCTTCAGGTACTTCATCTGTACTAACTTGGTTTGTACCTGTACCCCAATCTATAAGTGTATCATCAATAGCATCAGCCTGTATGTTTACTGCACCGGCCGTAACATCAAAATGTGTTGATTGAAAAGATGCAACACCCTTATTGGTTATACTAGCATCTTCACCTTCTACTGTTACAATATTGCCTGTAGCAGAAGTATTCATACCTTCACCACCAACAATAGATAGTGTTTCAGAGTCTAGGTCAATAGCTATTGTACCACTGTCTGTAGTAAGGTCTAAATCTTCAGCTGTAATCTGTGTGTCTACATATGTTTTAATACTTTCAGCTGTAGCGAGAGTTGTACTTGTTGCTGTTGCAAAGGTGTCGTCATCTAAAACAGCAGTACCACCAACATCTGTATTAAGAATAGCACTTTCAACTATAACTGTACCAGAGCCATCTGGTGTGATATTAATATGTCCATTGGTGTCTGTTGATATAATAGTATTACCATTAAGGTTGAGGTTATCAACATCAAGGTCACCAGTAATATCTACAGCACCATCTATCGTTGAATCACCATTAATTTCCACATCAGCATTAACATCTAATGTGGCACCATCAACTGTTACATCACCAGCAACAGTTAAGTTATCATTGATAGTTGTTTCTGATGTTGCATTTCCAATAGATACTGCACCTCCAGAAGTTTCTGTAGCAATCTTTAATGCACCTTCTGAATTAGTAATATATGAATTTGTACCGTCGTGGTATAATTCTAAATCGTCGCCAGTGCCCAACTTAATGTTAGCACCATCTGGCATATCTATATGAGTTGTTGGACTAATAACACCAGTAACATCTAAAGTACCAGCAATTGTAGCATTAACATCAACATCTAAATCATCAATATGAGCTGTGCCATCTACATAGAGGTCTTTCCATTCTTGAGATGCTGAACCTAAATCATAAGCACCATCCGTATTTGGTATAATATTGGAATTAACATCAGCCCCAAACACCACATTATCTGTAGCGGCATCACCTAGTGTTAATGTACCACCATTAAGAGTTGAAAGTCCTTCGACCGTAAGATTACCTGTTACATCTAAATTGCCAGTAATGTCAGTGTTGCCTGTAATGGTAGCATTTCCAGTAATGTCAGTATTACCAGTAACGTTTAAATTATCATTAATAGTAGTTTCTGATATTGTATGGCCAATGGATATTGGACCTCCAGAAGTTTCTGTTCCAACTTTTAATGTACCTTCCGAATTAGTAATATAGGAATCTGTACCATTATGATACAACTGTAAGTCATCGCTTGTGCCCAACTTAATGTTAGCACCATCTGGCATATCTATATGAGTTGTTGTTGTAACTATACCTGTAACATCTAAAGTACCTGTAACAGCTGCATTTCCTGCTACCGATAAATCAGAATCTAATGTGGTATCACCTGTTACGTCTAATGTACCAGCGGTATCTGTATTACCAGTTGCAGCTGCAATAGTAAACTTAGTGGTGTTGATATCAAAATCACCATCTATACCTGTAGCACCAACAACGTCTAATGTACCAGCAATGTCAGTATCACCTGAACTTGCAGCAACATTAAATTTATCTGTATTAATGTCAAAGTCGCCGTCTATACCTGTATTGCCAGCAACATCCAATGTATCGTCCAGTGTGGTAGCACCAGCAACATCCAATGTATCGCTCAGTGTAGTGGAATCAGTTACCTCTAATGTGCCAGCAATTGTAGCATTAATATCAACATCTAATGTATCTATATGAGCTGTACCGTCCAAATACAAATCTCTCCATTCTTGTGTAACGGTACCTAAATCATAAGAACCGTCTGTATTAGGAATGATATTAGAATTAACGTCTGCACCAAATACCACATTATCTGTAGCGGCATCACCTAGTGTTAATGTACCACCATTGAGAGTTGATAGTCCCTCAACTGTAAGATTGCCGGTTACGGTTGCATTACCTGATACTGTAAGATTATCATTAATGGTTGTTTCTGATAACGTATGGCCGATTGAAACAGGAACACCAGATGTTTCTGTCGCAATTTTTAATGAGCCTGTTTTATTTGTAATATAGGAATCTGTAGCATCATGGTAAAAAGATAAATCATTACTTGTGCCTATATAAATTTCTGTAGAATCTGGTAGATGTATAAACGAACTTGCACCTGCTATCTCCACAGGAGCATTAACATTCAATTGGTCATTTAGTGTTGAAACACCAGTAACCCCTAATGTGGAACTTAGCGTTGTTGCACCAGTGATTCCTAATGTACCTGCTATGACAGCGTTCTCATCTATATCCAACGTATCAATATGAGCTGTGCCATCAATATAGACATTTCTCCATTCTTTTGTAGCGGTACCTAGGTCAAATGTGTTGTCCGTATTAGGTATAAAATTAGAATTAATATCTGCACCAAACACCACGTTATCTGTATCGGCATCACCAAATGTTAATGTGCCACCATTAAGAGTTGAAAGTCCTTCAACCGTAAGAGTACCTGAAACTTCTACATTAGAATCTATATCTATATCTTTAAGGAATTGTATTTTCTCACCAGAATTTGTGGTATGAAATACAGCATAATTTGTAGTACCTTCAGAAATAGTAAGAGCCGTAGCACTATTATCTTTAATATTAATATCTGTGGCTTGTGTTGAAACATCAATGTTTGATGAATTAAAATCTAAATCTGAATTTAATGTTGTTGTGCCATCTACAATAAGGTCACCAGAATCTATATCAATACCTTGGTTGAAATGCCATCTATTATCAGCATTTTGCCAAAGTATAGTTTTGTCTGTAGTACCTTTAAGAGTAATACCGCCACCGTCTGCTATACCATCAGTAGGAGTATCTACTGCTGATAGTTCTAAATTCTTATCATCTACTGTAATGGTTGCAACATTAAGAGTTGTTTGTGTACCATTGACAATCAAATCTCCTGTAACTGTTAGATTGTCATTGACGGTTGTTTCTGATGTTGTATGTCCAATTGAAATTACTCCGCCACTATTGGATGTACCCAACTGTAAAGCATTAGCGCCAGTAGGATCTATCGACAATACACCAGTGGTGGATGTTATAGCATTAGAATTTAAATTTATATTATCAACATCAAGGTCACCAGTAATATCTACTTCACCAGAAAGACCCAAATTGCCAGTAATAGTAGAAGTACCATTAACTGCCATATTTCCATTAACAGTGAAGTTATCCTGAACTGTAGTTTCTGAAGTTGCATTACCAATATTAACAACAGAACCACTTGCAAGTGTTCCTAGATTTAGATTTTGTGTGCCTTGAGCATCAACATTTAGATGACCACCTGAAGTATATTCATGGAAGATACCAACATTATTTCCATCTAAAGTTACTCTATCAACCCTCAGTTGATCTATTTTTTTATCGTTATCAACTATTAAAGCAGAATCAGGCTTAACTTGTCCTCGGATATGATCCAACAAATCAGTGAAATACTTACCGCCGACTTGATGTACAAATTCAGCTTCTAAGGCTCCGCCGGGGCCTGTAGGATATTCATCTCCTGCACCAATAAAGAATCTTTGGCCGCCATTAGTTGCATTTGCAGCACCCCAAGTATAGGCTATTTCCCCCGATTTTAAATCGGTTGGGGCCGTATTTCCGGAAGACCTTTTTATTAGAAATTTTGATATAGTAGGCATTAAAATGTTCCCCCATCAAACACAATAGAGCCTGTAGATGTAAGAACCGTATAATCCACCTCTGTAATAAGGTCTTTTAATTTCCAAGAATCTGTTGCTGAATCATAATATACAACTTTATCATCATCAGCAGATGATAATGTACCAAAATTAGAATCTGTTAAAGTTCTAAGCTTTAATTGTGATTTTGTTACTTTTGCTTTTAATGTAGTACCAGTTGAACTAGTAGCCATGTCTTTTTATTCTCCCTATCTAGAAACGGAAGGTTGAACTACTAACCTCCCCTCTAAAGTCCTAGTTTTAATACCTAAAGAATCGGTTAATTGTAAATCCCAAACATATCTACCGTCTTTGAGGATGCCAGTTTGTGTGTCAGTCAATTCAAGCTCTAATTTCCCAGTAGTCCTATCTGCAGGCCAAGCAATAGTAAAAGTTTCAGATACGGTATTAGTTCCGTATCGTTTTCGTATTTGAGCTAAAGCTGTATACCCAGTTAAATCAAGTACTGTGATATTTCCATCAACATCTTCGTTTGTCAACTCTACAGTGACCGAGAAATCAGCATTAGCTTCAACGACTAGATTATTAATTAGTGACATAAAAACTCCAAACTTTTGCTACTATTTATACAATTTTGTTATGTCGCATCGCATCCCTCAACTTAATTACCATATCATATAGCATTAAATCTGTATGAAATGGCCCGGGAGTAAACCTTAATCGTTCTGTGCCCTTTG